GGATAATTTATGTGGGTGCTATTTTGAGGGGGGGGGGGGCAAGCCCTAAAAAAAAACTTTTTTTGAAAAAAAAATCTAAAGAAAAACCTTTATAAAATTTTGATTTATTTAGTAAAAAATAATTTTTCTAGTAAAATAGGTGGTTGGAAGTTTTTTTTACAATAATTATGATGTTTTTTTTTCTATCTAAAATGTATATGCTAGACAAATTATATAGTTCATTATCTGACTACTTACATACATATCCAGAAAATATATTACAAAATAAAAAATTAATTAATATTGCTAATAAACTATCTGCATTTTATAATAGTGATTTTATCAAAATACCACAACTTGTTGTAGTAGGTACACAATCATCTGGAAAAAGTTCTTTATTAAATGCAATAACTCAAATGGATATATTGCCCACAGGTAAAAATATGGTTACACGAACACCTATAAAGTTAGAGTTATTAAATACAACAAATCAACAAATAAATATACAATTTGGATATTATAGTAATGGTGTATTTAAATCTCAAGCTAATTTTAATAGAAAAACCTTATCTAGTAATGATGAAGAAATAATTAGAACACAAATTGAAGAATTTACACATAAATATGCTGGAACTGAAAAAAATATTAGTTATAAGGAAATAGTAATAAAAATTCTTAGTCCCGAAGTACCTAATTTAACATTAGTTGATTTACCGGGTCTTGTAATGGTTGCTTGTACAGATCAAGGACAACCAGAAGATATTAAAAATCAAATTAAGGATTTAATAAAACATTATATAACTCAATCTAATACAATAATAATGGGAATATTGCCAGCACGTTGTGATATTGAAGTAGATTCAGCATTAGAATTAATTAAAAGTTATGATCCTAAAGGTGAAAGAACAATAGGAATACTAACAAAAATAGATTTAATGAATTTAAACACTGATATTGGTTCTTATTTAACAGGAAATATATCAAATGACTTAAAATTACACTATGGATACTTTGCTATTAAAAATAAAAATAGTGATGAAATTACTTACAAAGAACATAATAGTGTAGAAAAAGAGTTTTTTAATAATCATAGTGTATATGGAACTATGGATAAATCATATATGGGTATAACAAATTTAAGTATATATTTGAGTAATATACTATTAAATCAAATTCAAAGTTTAATGCCATCAATAAAAAGTCAATTGGAATGTCAATTATTGAGTGTTAATAATGAATTAAATAAAATAGGTAATACTATAATTGTAGATGATAATAATAAAGGTTTTATGTTTAATTATTACATAAGTGAATTTGTAAAAACATTTAATGAGTCAATAAATAATATATCACACCAAGTAAATTATGGTAATTTAATAAAAGATATATTTACATTATATAGAAGTGATTTAAATAATTTAAATGCTTTTAATAGTTCTGATAATGATTCAAAACTAATGTCTATAATAAAAACAAGCGAAGGCAATCATATGTATTTTCAGACATCTACAATTCAAATAGTAGAAAAATGTATAAATGATAAGGATGTAAAATGTATAGATAAATTAAAAGAACCAAGTTACACATGTGTAGAAAATATATATAATTTACTAATACAGATTATAAAAGACATATTATTAAACGATAATTTTAGTAAATATCCAAAAATGCGTGATTGTGTTTATGAAAAATGTTTAGAATTAATAAATAATCATAAAGTTATTGTAAATGAAAAAATAGAAGAATGTATACAAATAGAAATAGCATACATATGGACTGATTGTGAAATATTTCATAAAACTTATAAAGAATTAATAGGTGATGAAAAAGTACAATTAATGGAACAAAATGTAGTGCAAAATATAAAAAATATTATAAATATATATTTTACAACAGTAAAAAACACTTTTAAAAACATAGTACCAAAAACAATTATGCTACATTTAATAAATAATGTTATGAAAAATCTCAGTTATACACTAACTGAAAATATTGATAATAATAACTTACTTGAGTTATTAAAAGAAGATAATACAATATATGAAAAACGTATAAAACTTCAAAATGAAAAAAAAAATATAGAAGAAATAAAAATGTGTTTAGACTAGTAAATTATTGAATACCACAACTACTATTATTTTTTTTATTTTTTGAATTATTTGTTGGTTTGGTTGTACTATTTTTAAACAAACTTACAATAGATCCAACATGTTTATAATATTTATCATAATCTTTAAATTTATCTTGTGTTAATGAAGCATCATATACTGTACTAGGAATCGGTAAATCATGTAATTGACCTTTAACCGGTATATTACCCTTCATGTTTGCTGCACTTATTGCTAAACACATACGAACTAAAACATTATTATTTAATATATCATTATTATTAAGATTGTGATATGCTTTTAATTTATTTAATAATGTATCAAATCTTATCTTGTATTTTTTATAAAATACATTATATTTTTCACAATCTTTAGTATTACTACTTTTCATTTTTTCAATATCAATATTATCTAATATAATCTCTTGAAATACATCTACCATTCCAACAATCATAGTAAGAATTAATAATTCATCCTTAGTAAAACCAGCATTTTTAAACATAGTTTCAACATTAGTACTATATTCTCGAATGTTTTGTAAAGCATTTTCTGTAGTACTTTCTACAGTTCTATTATCGGTATAAAGAGGATTCTTATATGTGGACTTTGTTGCAGCATCTACATCATTACTATATGTTATAAATCTTTTTTTACCCATTAATATATCAATACCATCGTCATGATGAGTTGGTTTTGATGAACTGATTAGACTTGTATAATCACCGTCACCTGTTTTACCAATATCATGAATAAATGCTGAAAATACTAGCAACTCATGATATTTAGAATCTATACCCTTAATCCAATTATTACTTGAATTTAACCAATCAATTACTACTAGTGCAGTCCATATTCCATGATCCGATACATCATCACCTTGATGGTGTTTATAATTTCTAACAAAATATGTTAAAAATGTATTATTTAGTTCATGTAATACACTTATGAATTTCTGTGATTTAAACAAATAAGGTTCTATTTTGCCTCCTTTTAAATTCTCAAATGTCTCATTTTTAGCTTTTAAATACTTGCTTTTGTATTTTAAATATTGTTGTTTGTAATCAATCATAATATAATATATAATCATAAAAAATAATCATAAAAAATAAATAAAAATAAATAAAAAAAACATACTTAAATATTTAAATATTTAAATATTTAAGTATTTAAACTAATTTTGTTATGTATGCGTAATTTTTGTTAATAAATTAACTATATATAATATAAATGTTATTAAACAAACTGATCTCTAAAAAAATAAATATAGAAAATAATTATAATAATAATATAATTTGGGGTTATATAGATATATATAAGGGTAATATTATAATATATTCTCGTCAAATGTGTGTTAAAATAGAAAATAATTATAAAAATAATAAAGCATTTATAAATATAGATTTTTTAAATACAACAATATATTTTAAAAATAGATTAAAACAAATTACAAATAATAAAAAATATAGTGTTTTTAGATTAATTACGAATAATTCATATATTGAAAAAAATATTTTTAGTAAAAAAGATAAGTTTTATGAATATAATAAACAAGAACATATTGGGTTATTAGTAAATGAAAACATAGAATATCTTGATTATTATAAAGATATAGTTGAAGATATAATATTTAAACATAAAACAGAATTTAGCAATAATAGATTTTATTCTTATAGAAAAAATATAAATATTTATAATAATACTAATTTAAAAAACATTAATAATTTAGATTGTTTATTTGATGCTTATTATGAAATAGATAATACCTATGAATTTAATAATTATAATAATACAATATATAGTCAATTTATTAATTTACTTTTACATATATGTAAAAATTATTATGATGGTGAATATACACACATTTATATATTAAGTACAAATGATGAATTTAGAGTATTAGCAGATATTTCAAATAAATTAAAAAATAAAAATTTTATAAATAATAATTGGAGTATTATATCATTAAATAATATTATTAATGAATCTAGTGAATATAATATTATTTAATAATAAATATAAAACATTTAAAATATATAGGTGTATATACATAACTAAATGTATTGTATAGAAAAAAATAGAAAAAAATAAAATACATAAACGAATTAATTATACTTTTGTTTCAATAGATAAATTATGTAATATTTGCAAAGAAAAAAATAAATCAAATAATTGAATACGAACATTACCAATATAATTCATGTCATCGTGGTTGTTAATTTATTATATTATCAATATTATCAATATTATCAATAATATCAATAATATCAATAATATGTATTTATAAGAATTTAATAAAAAAATGATTTAAATAATAGATGATAAATGATATTTTATTTAGATTAACGGTGTACTTAATAGCATTATATTTTATATTCACTGAGAATTCTAAATATATAAACTATGTAGGACTTATAATATTTATAGCTCATCTATATAAAGATATTACAAATTTAAAAAAATGGCCTTGTTTTACGGAGTATATAGGATTAATATTAGGATATATATTAATATATGAAGGTTATTCAATTAATAATTATTTTATTATTATTTGTGGAATGTTAAAATTTATGGCACATATTAGACAATTAAGTTATAATGATAATTGTTATTATTATTAGAATTTATGCAAACATTTTTTTAAATAAAAGTTTTGATTTTTCAGTATCACTTTTTTTTTTATGTTTACAATCTTTTAATAATTGTTTTGCATTTACATTTTTATCATCAATTTCTAGTAACTCATTAGCATATTTATTTGCTAAATCATAATCATACATTTGTAAATATACACTTGCTAATCTAAATAGTGTCTTAATATTAGTATTATCAACATTATATGCTAAATCGGCATAATGTAAACTATTAAGAAAATCCTCTAATTTATATGTAATTAAACTTAAATTATTATAAATATTTATTTTAATAGAACTATTTAAATTTTCCGCATATGGTTGTGCCTTAGTATAAAATTCATAAGCTTTGATTAAATCATTATTTAGAAATGCATTTTTACCATTATTAGTATTTTCTTCTAATAAGTCAATTTTTTCATTTTCAGATAGTTCATCTATAGTTTTAGGTTTATCATAAAAATCTAGTAACTCAATAGTGAATTTTAATGTAGAATTAGGAGGTATACTAGGCATATTAAGATCTTTATAACAATATTTACCAGTACCAATTATAACTGCTTTTTCACCCTTAGACATATATGGAACTACTATATTCCATAATTCAATTATATTTTCTGAACCTAAGATAAATTCGAACGGTTCATTACGATCATATGAACTATCAAATTTAGTATTATCCATCAAACTACCCGTATAATGAACCTTGACCATTTGCTGATTTACAGGGTATATGTTATTTCCTTTCTGTAGTATATATTTTTGAACACAATTATCATCAGTTAAATATTCCATATTTTTAGTTTGTTTCATTTTAATGGTTGCTTTTAGTTTATTAACTGTTTCTTTTAATTTTTTTTTATTATCTTTTCTTACTTTATATCCAATAATATATGGTTCTAACACGTCACTAACATAATCTAAGTTACAATCATCACATAATGCATCAGGATCTTTAGAATATTCGGCACAATCCGTATTTTTGCAATATATAGGTTTAGTAGTCATTATATAGTAATAAAAATCTATTTTTAAATATTTATTTTATATTATATAATATAAATATTATGAGTGTATTAAATAATGTATTAGATACAAATAATATATTAAATACTAGTAAAAATTTTTATACTTATTTAAAATATATATTTTATATATTTTTAATTTTTACTATTTTTACTACAAGTAAATATGCACCGGAATATTTAGATGAAATAAATACAATCATACAATTATTTATATCTATATTCTTACTTATTAGATTTAATCCAATATTTGGAACAAATACTTTTGATGAATTCGATAAAAATATTGTATTTGATAGTGCATTTTATTTATTATCTACAAGTTTATTAATAAAATTTTTAGAAATATTTAAAAAAAGACTAACAAACTTATTACAATATTATAAGAATTTTAATAGTCAACACTATGAAAAACATAAAAAACATGAAAAACATGAAAAACAAAAAAAATAATTACGATACGAATATTAAGTTAATAAACTATTAAGATAGTAATGTATTATTATCACATACATATAATGAAATATCTCCTACATAAACGGAATTTATTCTACATGTAGTTGTACTACATAACTCTATAGAATTAATCATATCACTATTAAAATCACACTTTTGTGCAGTCTCTTTTATTTTATCATTTAATAGTACCATATGTGTTTTATTAGGACAATAACCTATAACTGGTGTAATTATATCATTATCTGTTTTTGAATAAATAATTAATCCTATTTGCTCATGTGTACAAAGATATTTTTTTTTCTCTTTTTTAGCATTACCATCATCATCAAAAACTACTGTATTTTCTACTAATATATCACCAATATATGAATTAGCTTCAAATGAGTTTCTACCATTACATGCACTAATATATTCACTATTATTGCATAATAAGTGCCATATATTATCTTTTACATAAAATCTTCTAATAAATAATTTTACAGATTTTCTATTTTTAATATAATCTAAATCTGCTTCAAGAAACCAAATTTTTGTATCAGATTTTTTACTAAATTCTTTATACCATATAACATTATTATTTTCAGGTTGTTTAGGCATTATAACTAAATAATTATTAGTATTAGTTATTTTTTTTGTATATTTACATGATGTACTAAATTCCCAATTATTAGGTGGTTCTCTATAGCGTGTAAATATACATTCAATATTTTCATCAGGTATAGGATATATAAGATTCTTACATCTAGGAATACAATGAAAACTTTTAACACTACCATCTTCATTTTCATTTTTAGTACAACTAATATCAAATAATTTTTGCACTATTAAAGTAGTTAAACCAAATGCACCTGTTACTATAGCAACAATAATACCAGCATCCATTTATATATTAATTATATAAAAATAAAAGAAATACTTTAAATAAATAGTAAAATTATGATTCATAATATAAATTAGTATTATTAAATAGTGCTATTGCTCTTGCAATCATTATTGTAACAATTTGTAACATAGCAAAATCCGTTATAATTTTAAAATACTTGAAATGGTCTCTAGTTTTTATATATAAAAATATTGTAACTATTTGAGAAATAGTACACATAATAAGTAAATTACTATTTCCTATTGTATCTCTATACATACGATTATAATTCATTAATAAATGAACTAATTGTGCTAAAATACCAAACCATAACCAAAATAATATAATTTTATCTATATTTTTTTTAATTGAAATATTTAAAAATGAACCAATTGCAAGCATAAGTCCAAATCCTGAAGTAAAGTATATTATTTCTTTTTTCATATATATATATGTATATTTTTTTAATTAATTACTAATAGTAAATTAATAGTAAATTAATAGTAAATTAATAGTAAATTAATAGTAAATTAATAGTAAATTAATAGTAAATTAATAGTAAATTAATAGTAAATTTTAATTATCTTCATCGCTAGAAATTTCATCTAACACACCACTTTCCATTAATCTCTTAAATTCTTCTTCGTTATACATATTATCTTCGTCACATGGTTCTTCAACTTCTTTTAATCTTAAATAGTTATTATATTTATCCCAATCTAGATTAATAAAGTATTTATATTTAGTACGTTCTTTTAGTAATGAATCCCATATACACAAATCTAATGTTTTATTTAATATAATTAAATAATTGTTACATTCAACTTCATGTTTTTTCAAAGTAAAAAAACTAAAAAGTTCAAGATTAAAATAATATTTAGCATCAATATATTCTAAAAAATTATTTTTTATATTTACGGTACTCTCACCTACCGTATTTAATATATATATAAATATATACTCATCATCTTGATACCATTTTAAATAAGGAAAACTCATAGTATATTATTATAAAAAATTAATTTTAAATAGACTTTTGTTTAAATAATAATTTGTATTTTTATTTTTATTATTTTTATTATTTTTATTATTTTTATTATTTTTATTATTTTTATTATTTTTATTATTTTTATTATTTTTATTATTTTTATTTTTATTTTTTATTCTTCTTGATATATTTTTTCTTTGGTTTTGATTTTTGTTCTGTAATTATTTCATTACAATCTTTTACTGTTAAATTTTTTAAATAATCTTCTATTTCTTCTTCATTGAATGCTTTATCAATAGTAATTTTATAATTTGTTTTATTATCATAATTAATATATGGACCATATTGACCTTTCATAATTTTAATTTTAGCATTAATTTTTTTAAATTCGCCATATTTAGTTTGTGTTTCTGATTTAATATCAATAAATGTAGTTAAACTATCAATATCTATATTTGTTTCATCATTAATATTATATGAATAATTTTTATTATTGTATTTAATATATAGACCATATCGTCCCTTATCTAGTAAAATATCAATATTATTATATGTTCCAATTAATCTTGGATAACTTAACATACTTATTGCCTGTTCTAATGTTATATCATCTAATAATTCATCTTTTAAACTAATAAATCTATGCTTGCAACCAGGACTGTTATTTTCTTCTTTTAAAACTGGACCATATTGACCAATATATACACTAAGAGTTTTATTATTATTATGATTAACTCCTAATACACGTGTATAGTCATTTTTAATTACTGTTTTAGGTGAGTTATTAATACTTGCTTTAATTTTATCATATGTTAATTGAACTATAGATTGCCATACACAATCACCCGATGAAACTTTATCTAAATCATTTTCCATTTGTGCTGTAAACTCATAATTAATTAATTGGTCAAAATATTTAGTTAAATAATCATTAACAATAATACCTATTTGTGTAGGATTAATTTTACTTTTATCACTACCATACATAATAGTATCATTTTTACTAGTATATGTATTATTTTTTTTAAGATAATAATTATTTACTTCTGTTTCTATACCAGGATTATCCTTAATTATAGCATAATTCTTATCTAATACAGAATTTACCATATTAGCATATGTGGATGGTCTACCAATACCTAATTCTTCAAGTTTTTTGACTAACATACTATCATTAAATCGTGGTTCTGATGTAGTAAATTTTTGTTCAGCACTAAAATCTTCAAAATCTAATACTGAATTAATTTTTAATTCTAATAATGCTGTATTTTTTGCATCCTTTTTAGTATTATAAACTATCATATAACCATCAAAATCAATTTTTTCATATGTTGAATTAAACACATACTTATTTAGATTTATAATTACATCTAATACATCCTTAATCATTTGTGCCATTTGAGAACTAATAGTTCGCTTCCAAATTAATTCATATAATCTTTTTTCATCATGATTATTGTTTTCTGATAGTTTATGTAAGTCTATTTTAGTAACACGACAACATTCATGGGCTTCTTGTGCATTTTTTGTTTTAGTTTTAAAAGTATTTTTTTTATAATATTTTTCACCATATAATTTAAGTATTTCATTTTTTATTTCTTCATGAGCATCATTTGAAATAATAGTACTATCTGTTCTCATATATGTAATATGACCAGATTCATATAATTTTTGTGCAACACTCATAGTTTGTTTAGAACTCATATTTAATTTATTATGTGATTCTTGTTGTAAAGTGCTAGTTGTAAAAGGCGGTTTAGCACTTTCTTTCTTTTTCTTATTTTTCAAATCTGAAACAATAAATTGTTCTGTTTTAGTTAACTCAAATATTTCTAAAAGTTTTTCAGGTGTATCTAGTGTTTTAGGTTTACTATATTTAATTGGAATAATGTTATTTTTAAAATTACAATTACCTATTAAATTAAAATATGTTTTTTTATCAAAATTATTAATGTTATTTTCACGCTCAATAATTAATTTATTAACAACAGATTGAACTCTACCCGCAGATAAACCTTGACCTTCTTTATATGATGACTGAACATTTTTCCATAAACATGGACTAATTAAAAATCCTACTAATCTATCAATTATTCTACGTGCTTGTTGAGCATAAAACATATTATCATTAATTAATCCAGGATTATCAACTGCATTTACAATGGCCGTTTTTGTAATTTCATTAAATAAAATACGCTTACTTGTATTTTTACCTTTATTTAATACAGTATTAAGATGCCATGCAATAGCTTCTCCTTCACGGTCATTATCTGCAGCTAAATATAATGTTTTACATTTTTTAAAACATGATTTTAAATGTGTAATAGTTTTTTTTTTATCTGGAATAATATCATAACTAGGAGTAAAATTATTCTCAATATCAATACCTAGTTTTTTCTTTTCAAGATCTCTAAAATGACCATAACTAGATTCAACTAAATAATCTTTTCCTAAAAATCCCTTAATTTTTTTACATTTTGCTGGAGATTCTACAATTACTAGATTCATTTTATTTAGATTTTTAAATATAATATCAATTTTAAAATATTATATAATTTTATATGAATAATAATATTAAAATTTATTTAAGTGTTATTATATTATTATTAATTATTAATCACTTTATAAAAATATTTAATAAAAATAATAATAAAAATAATAATACTAATAATAATAATAGTAATAATAATAATAATAATAATAATAATAATAATATTGAAAATTTAAAAAAAAATAAAGTAAAAAAAAATAAAACAACAAATAAATCTGAAATCTTATTTTATAAGTGTGATAACTTTGTAATTAATAAAATATTAAAACAAATTTTAATAAAAAATAATATAAAACGAACATATAAATACAATGATAATTGGTTATTATTTATGCCATGTACTTATAATAATATAGAAATAGAACTTAATAATGTAAAAAATTTAAATAATAAATTATTATTTGGAGTTCATGGTTGTGATCTTATTGTAAGTAAAAATAATATATGGAAATTATTAGAAAATAAATATGGACGTAATAATGCTATAAATATTATGCCAGAAACCTATATATTAACTAATAGTGAACATATGAACTTATTTAAACAAGATTATAATCCAAATAAAGTGTATATTATGAAAAAAAATATTCAACGAAAACAAGGATTATTACTTACAAATGATTATGATTTAATAACTAATAATAATGATGATAAATTTAGAATAGTTCAAAAATATATGAAAAATACATTTATGATAAATAAAAGAAAACTTAATTTAAGAATATATTTATTAATAGTAGTTAAAAATAATAAATTAACAAGTTATTATTATAAAAATGGTAAATGTATATATACAAATAAGGATTATAATAATTCATTAGAACTTGAGGCAAATATAACAAGTTTAAATATGGATGTAAAAATCTATAAAAAAAATCCTTTTGATTTATTTGAGTTATGTAAATATTTAGGAGATTATAAATATTTAATATTATTAAATAATTTAAAAAATAATTTAAAAAGTCTTGAAAATTGTTATAAGAATATTTTATTAAAATTAAATATAAATAACAATAATAATACATATTTTCAATTGTTTGGTTTAGATTATATTTTCTCTAAAGAACTAGATGTATACCTACTTGAATTAAATAAAGGACCAGATATGAGTAGTAAAAATAATAAAGACTATATTTTAAAAAGTAGAGTATATGAAGATTTATTTGATTTAGTTAATATTGTAGAAAATAAATCTGATAAAAATATGTTTGAAAAAATATAAATATTTTTTATAAATTTTTAAAATTGATTTATCTACATAAATATTTAACACTAAATAAAAATGGCACTTACAAAGCAATTTCAAACCAATCCGGACTTTATTGATATTATGAATAATGCAATTTCACTTTTCTCTGAAAACACTGATAAATCTACAGAAGAATTATGGTGTATTGTATCAGAAAAAACATATGAAGAATTAAAAAAATCTACGTCTAAGAAAAAAAAACGTTCAAAAACAGCATATAGTATTTTTAGTTCAGATAAAATTGTACGAACTAATATTAAGAATGAAAATAGTGATGAACTAACATTAGGTGAAATGTCTAAACTTGTATCAGAAAAGTGGAAATCACTTTCAGATGAAGAAAAGAAAGTTTATGAACAAATGGCACATGAACAAAATCCAGTAAAAAATAAAGTTAAGAAAACTAAGAAAAAGACCTCATATAATGTTTTTCTAGCAGATAAAGATGTGCGAGAAAAACATAAGAATTCTTCTAAAGAAAAATTAAGTATGATGGAAATTAATAAATTAATGATTGCTGAATGGAAAACTATGAGTGCACAAGATAAACAAAAATATGTTGACCTTGCTGAACAACTTAATAATGAAGAAGTTAAGAAAGAAGTTAACGAAGAAGAAGTTAATGAAGAAGTTAATGAAGAAGTTAACGAAGAAGTTAATGACGAAGAAGTTAATGAAGAAGAAGTTAATGAAGAAGAAGTTAATGAAGAAGTTAAGAAGGAAGTTAATGAAGTTAAAAAACCTGTTAAGAAGAAGAAAACAGTTAAAAAATAAATTATTAAAAATAAATTATTAAATTATAAAATAATTAAATTTTAATTTTTTTTTATGTAAAATTGATTAAATAAAAATAATAATAAAAGTATTATGAAAATAATTGGTTGGAATATTAATGGAGCTCGAGGAAAATCTATGGATCTATTAAATAAAAAAGAATTTAATAAAAAATGTGAATTGGGACGCTGTATAGAAAAATATCAACCAGATGTAGTATGTTTTGGAGAAACAAAATGTCAATATATGCATACAGAAATGTTTAAGTGCTTACCATTTAAATATCAAACATGGATTTGTAGTCAAGCACGTAAGGGTTATTCAGGTGTATGTATAATGAGTAATATAGAATTTATTGACCATGGAAGTTTACCTATACATGATAATGATATAGAAGGACGAAGTAGAATTGTAGAATTTCCAGATTGTATATTAATCTATGTATACACACCAAATAGTGGAGCAAAAGCAGATTACAGAATTGATTGGGACATAATGGTATTAGATTATTTAATGAAAATGAAATTACAAGATAAAATGGTAATATATGGTGGTGATATGAATGTAGTTCATAAAGATTATGATATATATGATAAAAGACCATATTATAATGAATCATTACCCGGATTGCTTAGAAGTGAACGTATTATGTTTAGTAAATTTTTAGAGGCTGGATATTTAGATATATATAGACATAGAAATCCAAATATAATAAAATATACATGGTGGAATCCACGTGTAAAAGGTCGTGATAGAAATATTGGATGGCGTATAGATCATTTCCTAGTAAGAACAGAAGATGGAAAAAAAATAAAAAATGTTGAAATATGTGATGACATAAAAGGTAGTGATCATTGTCCAATTTTTATTGAAATAATTTAATATAAGCAGTTATAATAATATCTGTCCTATACCGGTTTACTAATTCATCTTGAGGATTTTGTGATGTAATCTGAACCAAATAGACCTGTCCCTGCAGGGGGGGGGCTGCCAAATAGACCTGACATACTATGTTGTGGAGGGGG